TTCAACAAAACATTGATAATCTTTACTGGGATGGGATGTGACACCATCCACGAATATAGCATACTTAGAAAAGTCAACTTGTTTAGTCATATAAAATTTTTCTTTTTTTATATTATAAACTTCTTTTGTTTTATTGTCAAGATAAGTACAAAGAAGTTAATGGATTTTTTTCCATAGACTTAGTTAATTTATAATAAAGCCATTTTGCTGCACCTAAAGAAGTACCAGCATCATAGCATACAGGATCAACATATAAATTAATATCCGTATCAATATCTAAGTATTGATAATTATTTAAACAATTCAAAGCATATCCTCCACTTATAACAACATTTTTACATTTTGATAACTCAACTGCTTTTATAATTAATCTCTTTGTATGATTAAGAGTTTCTTCTTGCATTTTATTTGCAATATCACATCTAATTAAAAAGTCATCATAATTTTTTGATAGTCTTTCATAAGGGAATGGATTTATATTTTGTAAATTGTAATGTAATTCTGGACTAGTTATCCAAATATTATTCATCTCTGTAAACCAATCAATATCTCTCCACCATCTATATTCTTTTTTAAATTCACTTTCCTTATGATATGAAGACATTCCCATAACTTTACCAGAATCATCTCCGTTAGAGAATCCTAATTCATATGCAAATAGATTAAACATACGACCACAACTAAGAGAATTAGAAATAATATTATCATTTAAATTTTCAGCAAAAATATTAGTGCTTTGCTCAGCTAAGGTATGATGTTTCCAAAGAGGTTGAACTCCTGATTTATAATCTAATTTAAATATAGTTTCTACTTCTCTAAAATAGTTTTGAGAGTTTTTGCCTAAAAAATCTGAACCATCTTGATAGATAGATCCACCACCATCAAGAATAAGAGCAACAGACTCATCAAATTCAGATCCATAAAATCCACTACAAGCATGATATATGTGGTGATTATCACCCTCAAATATTACTTCATTCCAAGTAATACCTGATTTTTTCATTCCCTCTTTATATCTTTCAATAATAAAATTATCAAAATTATTAGTTCTACCAAAAGAACTAAAGATTACATAGTCTAAATGAGATGTGTAATTTAAAAGTTTTTCCTCAAAATTAATTTTAAATGATCCATTTTCAAGATCATCTAAATCATCCTCTGGTATATAACCTTTTTTTCTATTAATTCTCTCATCTTCTAATAAAAATTTTATTTCATTGTCTATAAGCAGACAAGAAGAAGCATGATGAGAAATATTAATTCCTAATATTTTCATCATCTACGTATTACTTGAATAGAGAATTTTTTCTTCTTCAGGAAAATAAAGATATTCTATAAAATTAGATTTTAAAGATGTGATTGCATCATCAATAGTGTGAATTAATGGTTCACCTGCTCTATTGAATGAAGTATTACCTAATATTGGAGGATTATTTGGGAGAATATTCTTGAATGTTTTAATTATGTTTGTTAGTTCAAGATTCTGTTCTGAATTTACAGTTTGAATTCTACAAGTATAGTCGTTATGAAGAATTGAGTTAATTTTATTTCCATATTCTGCTGGATTTTTTAACTTAACAGCATATGACATGAAAGGACTAGACTTCATTCCTTTCATATCAAACCAATATGGAGCATCTTCCTCTAAAATAACTCCAGCAAAAGGTCTCCACCATTCTCTTTTTTTTAAATTATTAATAATAATTTTACCATCTTTAATTTGAGGATTCCATAAAATAGATCTATTTCCAAGTGCTCTTGGTCCAGATTCTGCTCTACCTTGAAAGATAGCAATAACATATCCATTTGCTAAAAGTTCACCTACAATAGTTGCATTTGCTTTCAAAACTTAAATTCTGCAAAAGATTTTTTAAATGGTTTCTTATCTTCATCATTATACTCTTCGTCTTTTTTGTTGTCAATTATATCGTCTTGTGCTTGTTGCTCACAATCATATAATCTCATCTTTGCACGATCAACTCCTACGACAAACCTCTTAAATATAGTTGGATCATTGTAACGGTTCTTAAGTTGTTTAACCATTATTTGGTTTAACGCTTCCAGTTCCTCAGTAGATATAAGAGCAAACATAAGATCAGCAGTGGCTG